TACACTGGCCAAATAGAGGACCAATTATTAAGGCACAGATGGACAAATTACTTAAATTAACAAGGGAGTAATATATGTTAGAAATAAAAGCTCACCACAAAGAACTTAAAAGAGCGGTGAATGAAGTTGAAGATAAAAGAAAAACTGATAGATCAAACAAATTATGGTATGATCTAAGAACCTTGAAGAAAATTAAATTAAAAGCAAAGGAAAAACTAAATGCAACTAAGCAAAAACTTTTCGCTTAAAGAGCTTACTGCTTCACAAACAGCAGATAGACATGGTATTAGTAATAATCCAAGCGAAGATCATATGGATAATTTAAAAAAACTTTGTGATAATGTTCTACAAAAAGTTAGAGATCATTATGGCAAAGTAGTATCAGTATCAAGTGGATATAGAAGTCCAGAACTATGCCTTAAAATTGGCTCAAGTGCGAAATCACAACACGCCAAAGGCCAAGCCGCTGATTTTGAAATCTTTGGTGTGCCGAATGCTGAACTAGCAAAATACATTATTGATAACCTAGATTTTGACCAGCTGATATTAGAGTTTCATAATCCAGAAGAACCTAACAGCGGTTGGATTCATTGTTCGTACAAGAATGCTGAAGACAACAGAAAACAAGTATTAAGAGCATACAGAAATGATGATGGTAAGACGGTATATGAACCGTACGATCCCAGCTGAGCGTTTGAACGTCTTAATAATGACAAAAAAATAGAACAAGACAAGATTATAGATCAATATATGCAGAAAGGTATATAGGTGCTTGACTAATCTTGTATTTTGTGATATAATGATTATATAATATTAACAGGAAGGTATATTATGGCGTTTAATTATGTAAAATTGAGTGAAGAAAAACTACCTAAAAGTTTAGGTGTGAAAGGTAAAAACCAAGATGGTATAAGATATTATACTATTGACGGTGTTAATATGCCTTCCGTTACTTCTATTCTAGGTTCAATTCCCGAAAGAAAATTAAAGATAGAAGGATGGCGTAATGCAGTTGGTGAAAAAATGGCCAACTATATTTCTGTGTCGGCTACAAATCGTGGTAAAGCAACCCACACGTTGATTGAAAATCATTTAAAAAATGAAGATGACAAGTCAGCAGGTATAACTGCTGTTACACCTTTAGGTTTGTTTAGAATTATAAAACCTTATTTAGCTAGAATAGATAATATTCATTGTATAGAAGAATATCTGTATTCAAAAGAAATAGGTGTTGCAGGTCAAGTTGATTGTGTTGCTGAATATAAAGGCAAATTGTCTGTAGTTGACTTTAAAACATCCACAAAAAGACGTGACGAAGATTATAACTATGGTAACTTTTTACAATGTTCGGCTTATGCAAAAATGTTTGAAGAATTATTTCCCGACAAAAAAATTGAGCAAACAGTTATATTGGCTGCTTGTGAAGATGGCTTTGTACAAGAATGGATACATGGTGAAGATAAGATAAAACAACATCAGGAGTTATTTTATAAACACACTAAGGACTTTTTTGAAAGAAATAGTATAAATAATTAATAAAAGTCAATAGTCGAATTAATCAAAAAGGTGATTTAATATATCCTACTTGCGACCATAACAGCTAAAGGGAGATATGAAAAAGATAATAATAATTTTAAGTTTACTAATTTCTAGTATAGCATATGCAGACCACGAAAAAGATTTGGGTGAGTATTATTTTCAACAAGTACCAGCGCTATGTGCTAAACCAGAACTAGTAGATAACTATTTAAATCATTTTGGTTTTGAACCAGTAAACGTATCATTAGGTAGAGAAGGTATGCAAAAAGATGGTCAACCTGTATATATGGTAACTTATTATATAAACAAAGATAATACAGAAACTACAGCTACAATTGATATACCAAGTGGTTCTGAAAGATGTTTGATGTTTCATACATTTGATTTAACAAAACCATTAAAGAATTAAACGTTGAAGGTATGATAATACCTGGAGAAGACGAGGGTGCAATTCCCTCCCACTCCACCATTAAAACAATGAAATTTTAGGGGTGGAACTAGGATCGATTCGCAGTTAAAACATACTGGAGTTTAATGGCTGATAACCCACTATCAAATCATAAATGCTAACAATTTAGCTATGGCTGCATAAGCAGTTAAGGGTTGCCTGTGACCTAGTAACAGAACACAGGCTTGACAAAAACACTTATAAATGTTATACTAAAAGTATGTTAATGAATAGTAAAAAGTTTGGGTTAATCATAGAAGGTATTGTTAAAGAAAAAAAGATACCATACCTTGACGCTGTTGTCAAGTATTGTGATGAAAATGAGATTGATACAGCAACAGTTGGTCCACTTATCAATAAACAACTTAAAGAAAAAATACAAAGAGAGGCAGAAAAACTGAACTTGGTTGAAAAATCAAGTACCGCAGTTTTACCTATATGAGTAATGATAGTTATGAAGCATATAAATTATATCTTGCTGTCAAACTTCATTTTACCTCTAAAAGTTATGACTTCTTTAAACACAATGCAAAGGTAAATTCTAGTTTCAATAGTTTTATAAAACGTAATGATAGATTTTTCTTTTATAAACTCACTACAAAATACAATAAAGAAGAACTGCTTGATTATTATGTCTGTAATTTCTTCAACAATTCAAAAACTTGGATTGGTAACCTTATACGAGCAGATGGTGAAACTAATTATACAAAGTGGAAGAAGTTTAATCAAAGTTTTACCTACAATTTTAGAAGCGATTGCTTATTACTTAATAATAATATTAGCACTAATAGCATTTCTTTTGATGATTTGTTTCGTGTATCTAAAGGCCAACATCCAGTGTTGTTACGGCTACTTCTTTCAGGACAAATATCAATACAAACAATCATCATCTTGGATAAAATACTATCGTTTATTAAGAATTGGGATAAAGAAATTGCCGAAACTATTATATGGCCTGAAAAGTCATTTAAGATTGCCAAGTTAAAACCATTTGTAAATTATAACTTGACAAAATGTAAATTTATTATGAAAGAAATATTTGTATGACTAATATAATACCTGAGTCAAATAGAATAGGCGATAAAGTAATAGATAGAGTGTATCAAAATTTACATGGCACTTTACAGTTAATACTAAAAGATGGTTCAATTTATGACGGTAAGATTGATAAGAAGTCAATTAAGTTATCTGATGGTTCTTTAGGTCATGTTTATAATGTAAAAAACAAATGGTTTGATAGAACAGGCATACCTATAGATAAACCAGATAATTTAATAACAAGGGATAAAGATGAGTAAAGTATTTTTAATTGGTAATGGTGAAAGTAGAAAAGATTTTGATTTAAGTCTTTTAAAACCTCATGGTAAATTATATGGATGCAATGCCATTTATAGAGATCATGCTGATCTATTAGATGTGTTAACAGCCGTTGATGGTGGCATGATACATGAAGTATACCATTCAGGCATTGCACAAAAGATACCATGTTATTTTAGAGCATGGACTAAAGTGCCTACAATGTTATATCAAAGTATTGTAGAAGGTATGGCATCAATACAAGACCTAAAAGATATAAAAGATTTTGATTTAATTAAATCAAATGAACAAGGTGAGTCACAAGAATTTGTTACACACGGCTCTACAATAGACGGTATTGTTACAATTCTTAAAAGAGCCAAAGAGCAAGGTGGTGATAGAGAACGTATAAAAAAGAAAGTACACAATGCTCATGTTTATGTTTCTTGGATTAAACAACCAGATAAATCTTATGACATAAGAGAGTGTGAACCAGACGGTGTTGATGATGGTTGGGCATGTGGACCTACAACAGGTTACATTGCTTCAAAACTAGAAAAACCAGATGAGATTTACATGTTAGGCCATGATCTAGTATCTGATACAAATACAGTTAATAATATGTACAAAAGTACAGACAACTATGTTGCTTCAGAATTTGAACCTACACCATCAGGTAATTGGGAGTTACAATGGAAAAGATTAATGGAGTTAAACCCTAAAATTAAGTTTTACAAAGTAAATAAAGAACTGAACGATAGTCCTACAAACCGTAAAATAGACGTGTTTACAGCACAAGAAGATATAAACTTAGAGTATATTAGCCAGGCACAACTGCTTGACAGATTGAGTTAAATCTGTTATAATAAGATTATGTTTGATGAAATATTATATAAAATTTTAGACAGATTTTCTACCTTTATAGAAAAGGTAAAAAAAGTTATTAATGATAAGAAAAAGAAGTATAAATAATATTATACTTACATTAATACAAATACGTACAACAATATATACAAGGAGATACATACAATGTCAAGTGCATTAGAAGCCCTAAAGAAGTCAAAGTCCAACTTTGATGCTCTAACAAAGAAGTTAGAAAACACAATCGAACAACCAGAAAAGAAAAACAAATACCAAGACGATAGGTTATGGAAACCCGAACTTGATAAATCAGGTAATGGTTATGCCGTGCTAAGATTTTTACCAGCAGTTGAAGGTGAAGATATGCCATGGCAAAGAGTTTGGAATCATGCGTTTCAAGGACCTGGTGGTCAATGGTATATT